ACAAAACAACATAATTCACGCCTCTTACAAAACCAAAGTTAAAAAACTTTTATTTCTAGGCAGCGTTTGCATTTACCCCAAATTTACAGATCAACCTATCAAGGAAGAGTATCTTTTAAGATCACCCCTAGAGCCAACCAACGAACCATACGCTCTCGCCAAAATAGCAGGTATAAAAATGTGCGAAAGCTATTACAGACAATACGGATGTCAATTCATGTCAGTAATGCCCGCAAACCTATACGGCCCTAATGACAATTTTCACTTAGAAAATTCTCACGTACTTCCCGCTCTTTTGAGAAAATTTCACGAAGCAAAAGAGAAAAACTCGCCAACAGTCAAAGTCTGGGGAACGGGAGAAGCTATGAGAGAATTTATGCATGTAGACGATCTCGCAAACGCTTGCGTGCATGTTCTTAAGGAGTGTGATTTTGATAAAATATACTCCCAAAATATCTCTCAAATAAACTTAGGTACAGGGGAGGAGATATCTATAAAAAATTTAGCCCACTTAATAGCTAGAGTAGTTAATTACGAAGGTAAAATACAATTTGATACCTCAAAACCAGATGGAACTTTAAGGCGAGTCTTAGATAATAAAAGAATAAATGATCTAGGTTGGAGTCATGAAATAAATTTAGAAGAAGGCTTGAAGTCTACCTATGAATGGTTTCAAAATAACTTGAAAAACATAAAGGAAATATGAGCAAAATTTTAGTGACAGGAATCACAGGGCAAGACGGCGCAAATATGTGCGAGTACCTTATTTCACTCGAAGAAGGCCATAAAATATATGGCATGGTAAGGAGGTCTTCTAATCCAAATATGTCTAACTGCTCTAAATTTTTAAAAGATGAAAATTTTCAACTAGTCTACGGAGACCTGACTGATACTATTAGCATAGATAACTTAGTTAGGGAAATTCAACCTGATTACATTATTAATTTTGCAGCAAACTCTTTCGTGGGATGTAGCTGGGATTCACCCTTGCATGTCTTAGACGCTAATAGCGGGGGTGTTGTTAGATTCTTAGAAGCTATACGAAAACATGCCCCTAAATGTAGATTTTACTCTGCTGGTTCAAGTGAAGAGTTTGGCGATGTAGATTATTCACCTCAAGACATGAACCACCCGTTAAAGCCTAGAAGCCCATATGGAGCTTCTAAATGTGCAGCGCGACATATGGTTAAAGTATACAGAGAGTCCTATAACATATACGCTGTACATGCAACGTTATTTAATCACGAAGGAACAAAAAGAGGAGAGGAGTTTGTAACTAGAAAAATAACCAAGGGTGTAGCTAAGATACGCAAGCAATTAGACTCAAATAAACATGTAACGCCCATAGAACTAGGAAACATATACGCTAAAAGAGACTGGAGCGACAGCGAAGACTTTGTAGTTGGCGTATGGAAAATGATGAATCAAGAAAAACCAGAAGACTACCTTTTGGCTAGCGGTGAAACTCACACAATAAAAGAATTTTTAGAAAAAGCTTTCAAAGCCGCCAACATTCAAGGCAACTGGAGTGAAGTTGATGGAGATGAACTGTCAACAAAGTATTATAATAATTCAGAACGTCAGGAAATTTTAGTAAAAATTAATCCAAAATTTTACCGACCAAACGAGGTCGAGCTTTTAATGGGCGATGCGTCTGAGACCATGAAAAAATTAGACTGGAAGCCAATGATTTCGTTTGACTCTCTGGTAACAAAAATGGTAGCATCGGACCTTAATGAAGCCGAGTAACGACAATTTTAAATTAAATAAAAACGTTACCGACACAAAGGGCAATCGCCCAATCATTAGAAATAAATATCAGTATTTAGTTTGGAATTTTATAGAAAAGGCAAAATACTTTTCTGGAAATGACTGGAAAAAAGAAATAGCTGTAGCTAAAAGACTTTTTGAAAAAAACTCAGATTTCAATTTCTGGAAGTCTCTAGATTTAGGTTTTAATCTAAACTCGCTGTGCTGGTTTGAAACCGCCAGAGGTAAAGAATTTTTAGAACAAAAGAATTACCTTTTTAAGTCTACTCATGTTAATTTTACCAAAGAAAAAGTTAAATACGAAGATAAAAAACTAGGAGAAGATCGTGTTTCTCCAAAGAAAAAAGTTAAAAATATATTAGACCTATTTGAAGATGAGGAAAAGAAAAGAAGATAAAGCAAGCGATTCAAGTTCACCCTTACAGCAAATTGAAAGCTACCTAAAGCAAAACGCGGGTGATCACTATAATTACGAAGAAGAGAGGGACTACTCTGTATCCAGCGGAAGTCTCACATTAGATATTGAAATGGGTGGAGGGATCAAGCCAGGTATCATACGAGCTTCAGGTGTAGCAGAAGGAGGCAAAACATCATGCGCTCTTTCTTTTGCTAGGAATTTCCAAAAATTAGAAAACTCAATGGTGGTTTATATAAAATCTGAAGGTCGGCTTTCTAATGAAATGGTCAAAAGATCAGGCATTTCAACTGACCCCAACAACTGGTTTGTGGTAAAGTCTAACGTTTATGAAACGGTTATAGATTTAATCAGACAGCTTGTAAAAGACAACCCAACAGACACTAGATATATGTTCATAATCGACTCTATGGACGCGCTAGTTCCTCGCGGAGATTTAGAAAAAAGCGCAAATGAAGCTATTAAAGTTGCAGGTGGTGCTCTCTTAAGTTCTGATTTCCTTAAAAGAATGGCTCTGGGCCTAGCAAGCAGAGGTCACATATGCTTTATGATCTCTCAAGTCAGAAGTAAAGTTAGCATAAATCCATACGAGAAAAGCGATCCCAAGCTAACTAACGCCTCTGGGGGAAACGCATTACTACATTACAGCGATTGGATTTTGGAATTTCAAGAAAGATACAAAGGCGATATGATTTTTGATAAAGACGGCAAGACGCCCATCGGTCACTGGTGTAAAGTATCATTCAAAAAAACCACCAACGAGAAAACGGGAATACTAGCCTCTTACCCGATTTGTTACGGAAGAACTGGTGGCAAATCTATTTGGGCAGAGTATGAAGTCGTAGACAATATGCTTAAGTTTGAAATGATAAAAAAAGCTGGAGCTTGGGTTACGGTTAATGAAGAAGTTATCGAAGAAGTAAAAAAAGACACTGGCGAGGATTTCAAACAGCAACACCAAGGAATGGACAATTTAAGGCGTTATTTCGAGGAAAATCCTAAAATAGGAAAATATTTATTTAATAAATTTATTGAAGTTCTTAAAAAGTCTTAATTTATGAATTTATTAGAGAAGACAAGGACTTATTTAGTTGGTCACATGCAATATGCCAATGGTAGGGATTGGCGAGCATATGTAGAAAAAGAGTTAGAAGCGTTAAATATAACTACCTTCAACCCCTACAGAAAGCCTTTCGTAAAAGACGTAGAAGAAGACGAAAATGCTCGCCAAAAAATGGCCGAAGATATGGCTAACGGTCATTACAGTGATGTGGCTAAAAGAATGAGCGTAGTTCGTAGTTATGATTTGAATTTAGTTGATAGATCAGACTTCATTATTGCTCACCTGCTCCCAGACGTTGCAAGCTGGGGAAGCTCTGAAGAGTTAGTAACCGCCGTAAGGATGAAAAAGCCAATCTTTATATCTATGGAAGGCGGCAAATCTAAAACCCCACTTTGGATTTTAGGGATGCTTCCGCATAATTACATTTACAATAGTGTTGATGAAATTCTAGATATGATTAAGAAAATTGACTCTGGAGAAAAAGATATAGATAGTGATCGTTGGAGGCTTTTGAGAAAAGAATTAAGATGAAAAATGAGGCTTTATAATGTTTATGGAAAATCTGTTACCAAAAATGTAACTAAATATCTGATAGATTGGGATGGTAAATCTCGATCTAAACTTCAGTTTAATGTAAAACAATTTTTTAAAAAATATTGGGAAAATCAAATAGTATACGAAGAATTCCCAGTATACGGAACCCGCATGAAGGTAGACCTCTTAAATGCTACCAAAAGAATTGCGGTAGAGGTTAACGGAGAACAGCACTCCAGTTTTAACCCATTTTTCCACAAAAACTCCAGAGCTAACTATCTTAGCCACATAAAGCGTGACGTTAAGAAAGCGGAATGGCTGGAGGATAACTCTTTTATGTTGATTGAAATCTATAAAGATGATTTAATTAACTTAGGTCGAGAGTTCTTTAAAGAAAAATACGATATAGACTTATGAGAAAAAAGAAAAAAAATCCATTCCCAAAGCATCTCCTTAACCAAATAGATGAATGGGCTAACGGAGGTTACATTTTATTTAATTTTGACGAGGATGGCGTTCCTGAGATAAATGCAGATTTTGCAGATTACAAAAACGCCTTATGCCTTCAGGCTTACGCCTCTTTATGGGCTAAAGCTATGGAAGAAAATAACGTAAATCTCTGTATGAATTCCCTAGCAGATGACCCAGACGATGAAGATGATTTCGGTGATCGGGATGATTACGAAGACCCGTTAGCTTAATTTTTAATATGAAAGACGAAAAACTAAAAGATATAGAATTAGAAAAAGATGTTATATATGGCTTGCTTAAACACCCAGAGGTTTTTTTAGAAAATCAACAGTTAGTAAAAGAAGATGCTTTTACGCATCCAACTCACAAAATTATTTTTCAAGTATTTAAAAATAATATTTTAAACGCTGAACCTGTAGATGTAGTAACTTTATCCAGAAAATGTAAGAAAGAAGGGCTAGAAGATAAGGACGGCGTTCCTGTATTTGAATATCTAGAGAACTCACTATACGCAGCTATAAGCGAAGACGGTCTTCTTGAACTTATAAGAGA